TTTCACTTATACCTTAATAAAGATCATATAGGCTAATTAAAACTCAAATTAGTCTATTTTTTATGTAAGGTGTAAAACATGGCCCTCAGTATAACCGCTGTAGAAAAATATAAAAGACTTGTTAAAGTAAAAGAATGTGATGAGCAGGGGATGACAGATCAACAGACTGCTGATGATCTGGGTCTTCCTATCATGACTGTTAAACGTCTTAAGAAACAACTTGACGATTTAACTTCTTTTGATCTTTCCCCAAAGGATATCGCTAAGAGGCGAGGGGATGTTGAATTAGAACTAAAGGAAGCTTCAGAATTAGCAAGGGACTCTTATATCCTTGAGAGAAAGGATAAAAAATCTGTTGAAGCAAAAAGATCTTTTGATAGCTGGATGAAAGCCATTGAGTTGAAAATGAAACTTTATGGTATAGACTCTTCTAAGTCTGATAATTTTGTTCAAATAAATAATGTACAGGCAGCACCAGATAAGGTTTCTGGTAAAGCCGCTGCAACAATAGCTAAAACTTTAAAAGAAGAGCATGAAAGTAGAATTAGTAGCTATGAAAAGTTTTAATTCAAAAGAAGAGGTTAGAGAAGAGAAAGAGAAAATTCTAGAGGACTATGGAATAATTCCTGACTATCTATTAAAATATCTAGACAAGAAAGAAGCACAATGTATTACTAAAGAGCTTTTTAAAAATAGATATATGGATTTAAGAAGAATAAGAGATACTACTACTAGAGAAGAAAGAAAAGAGTACGTAATAAAGAAGAAGGAAGAATTACAATCTAAGTTTTGGAGTAAAAATAGAGGATATTTAATAAAAAAGAGAAAGAGATTAGGTTCTCATCTTCAGCCTGTTTGGACTGAGCCATTAAGGTCAGAAGAAAGGATAGAGCAAGAGAGGGAACTTACTGATAGTGAACGTAGAGCTTTAATTAGTGTATGTGAGACTGATCTTTACCTTTTTGCTATTAGATACTTTCCTCATTATTTATCTAAACCAAGTAGCAAACTACATAAATTTATCTATAACCTATTCTCAAGAGAGATGGGTAATCCTAATAAGAAAAGACGTAAGGGTTTAAAGTATGCTATTGCGGCTCCTCGTGGGGGGGCCAAAAGTTCGATTGTGAGTAATATCTTACCTTTATGGTGTGCTTGTTATAAAAAGAAACAATTTATGATTATTGTCTCTGATACAGCTGGTCAGGCAGAGGATTTTCTATCGGATATAAAAAGAGAACTAGAATTTAATGTAGCTTTAGCTAGAGATTTTCCCCACGTAGTAGGTAAGGGTGTAGTCTGGAGACAAAATGAGATAATCACCAAGAATGATATAAAAATTCTAGCTCTTGGTACTGGTAATAAGATTCGTGGTAGAAAGTTTGGAGTTATAAGGCCTGATCTTTTAGTTTTTGATGATCTAGAAAGTTCAGATGATGTTAGATCTGAGGTTAACCGTAATTTTATTAGGTATGACTGGTTTAATAAAGATGCTATTTATGTTGAGGGTACTGAAGTAACAGACTTTATTGTTATCGGAACAGTCCTAGGAAAAGACTCACTCTTAAATGCTCTACTTGATCCGAAGGAGTATCCTAACTGGAAGTCAAAAAGGTTTTCTGCTGTCAATGAGTTTTCTACTTCTCCACTCTGGGATGAATGGGCTGAGATTTATACCAATATCCTATTAACAGATAGAGAAGAAAGGGCACAAGCATTTTTTAAAGAATATAAAGAAGAGATGCTAGAGGGAACTAAGGTGTTATGGCCCGAAGGTGATCCTTACTATGATCTTATGGTGAACAGGCTTTCTGATCCCAGTGGTTTTCTTACAGAAAAACAAAACTCTCCTATAGATACCACAAAGATTTATGTGACTCTTAAGAACTTAAGTTGGTTTAGTTCACTTAATTTAAAGAATGAAAGAATTAAAATATTTTCTTACTTTGGGGCTATTGATCCTTCTCTTGGCAAAAAAAGTAAAAAAGGTGATTACTCTTGTATTGTAACTTTGGGTAGAGATGGAGACGGTTTTTTATATGTAATAGATATAGACCTTAAGAGACGGAGTGTCGATGAACAAATTGATACTATCTTAGATAAGCATGATACTTATCACTACTCTAACTTTGCAGTAGAGACCAATGCATTTCAGTATGTTGTAGCTGAAAACTTAAGAAAGAAGTCAAGAAAGACTGGATCTTATGTCCCTGTAAAAGATGTTAATGTTTTTCAAGATAAAAAATTAAGGTTTGAAGGATATTTACCATTGCTTACAGATGGTACAATTCTCTTTGATAAGCTTAAATATAGAACTAATCAACAATATAAAATGGGTGTTGACCAAATTTGTTCTTTTACTGGTGAGAATGATAAGCATGATGATTGTCCTGATGCACTAGGTCTTGCAGTTGAGATAGCTAAAAAACCTAGATTTAAAATGAGGGTATTAAAAAATAAGAAACATCGTAGAGGTAGAAGATAACTATGGCATTAAAACTTTCTGAAAGAACTCATCCTCTTTTTGAGGACAATTTGAGTAAGTGGAATATGTATAAAGACTCCGCTTTAGGTGGAGATTCTTTTATTAATGATACTTATCTGATGTCACATCGTTTAGAGGATGCTGAAGATTATACAGAAAGGCTTGATAGAGCATACTTCTTAAACTTTTGTGATACTATACCATCTCTATTTAATTCTTTTATCTTTAGAGAGAAAATTGAAAGACCGGCTGATCCTGACTTAGATACTTTTAGAACTAATATAGACCAGAAAGGATCAAGTATTTCTGAGTTTGTAAAAAGAGCTGGATACTACTCTTCAATTTTTGGATCAATACACGCCCTAGTTGATACTCCTTATTTTGAAAAAGGAAAGTATTCAAAAAGGGATGTAAAAGAGAACGGTATATATCCTTATGCTAGTCTTATCTTTCCTCATCAACTTAGAGACTGGTCTTTAGATAGACAAGGTAATTTTAGATGGGTGATAATAGAACAAGTCTACTATAGTGATGCTGACCCTAATATAGAGCGTGATGAACAACTTCATTACAAGCTTATTACACGGGACAAGTGGAAAGTCGAAGACGATAAAGGCAATGCAGCAACCTACGATGATGGTGCCCCAAATAGCGGGCCTAATGCCTTAGGTATTGTACCTCTAGTAACAATGTATCATAAAGATATAGATGATAATAAAGTCGGGGAATCAATGCTTAAAGATATAGTTTTTATAAACAGAGCTATATTAAACTGGTGTTCCTGTATTGATGAGCAGATAGAAAGACAAACCTTCTCTCAGTTAATAATCCCAGATGATGGTAGTTCCGATGACAATGATGATACTGGTGATCCTTTAAGACAACTTAGTACCTCTTCCATATGGACCTTCCCTTCAGAATCTCGGCACCCTCCTGCTTTTATAAGCCCTAATACTGATAACATAAGTGTAATTTGGAGTTTAGTACTAGACCATATAAAAGAGATCTTTAGACTAAGTGGTTTACAAGGTGGAACTTCAGATCTTACTACTGCTAAATCTGGGAGACAGAGCCAAATGTCTTTCATAGGGGTTAACTCCTGCTTAGCAGAAAAAGCAATGAAGTATGGTAAATTTGAGAATGAACTATCTAAAATAGCTTATCTTTTTACTAATAAAGATCCTAGCAATTATATACCAGTAATCTATCCTAGTAACTTCAATACTGTCTCTGTTAATGAGGAGATAAATACTTATTTCCAGATCATGGAAAAGAACTTCTCAGTTACTCTTAATAAGTCTTTGATGAAAACTATCGCTAGAAGGTCTGTCCCTACTGCCCCATATGACGTACAAAAAACTATTGAGGATGAAATTGAAGCTCATAGCGGGGTTATAGAGGTTGCAGTTGTAGAAGAGGAAGAGGCTGTTCCAGAGAAGGATGGCCAAGGTAATACAAACACAAACTTAGGAGATACTTCTAAATCTACAGATGACCTTCATAAGGAAGTTGTGGGTAAACATAAAAAGGAGTAAGGTATGGCAAAGTGTTATGATTGTGGTCTCCCTTACGGAGAGTCTGGATGGATAGAGGCAATTATACCAGATATGGTTTGGAATGATATATCTCCAAATAAAGACCAAAGTGGAATATTATGTATTACCTGTATCGCTAGGAGATTAGATCAAGCAGGATATAAAGATATTCCAGTGTGGTTTTGTGGCACAGAACGTTTGCGCCCAATTCTAGGTTATCCTGGTGAGAATAAATTCAGCTTTGACATATTAAGAACGTGGAAGCCTAAAATAAAGGAGTAACTTATGAAACTTACTGCACAAGATAAAGACTGGAGAGCTGAAAATGATGCTGATACCTTACTTAGGGTAGAAGAGATAAATTCTGATTCAGCTAGAAAAAAAGCAGCTCTTGGTAAACTAGTTGCAAAAGAGAAAGATATAGAAAAAACACTTAAGGTTATAAAGAAGGTTTCAAAACCAAAGAAACCCAAGAGTAAGCCTAAGGGTAAATCTAAAAGGAAAAAGTAATGGCATTAGAACTAGTTAAAACCATCTCAGGAGCAGCAGTCCGCATCTCCCTCGTAGACGGCACAGCTTTCGTAGACTCCAACACCGCCGGTCTGTTTTCGACTATGGCCGACGGATGGCATTATGCCAAATTCACCGATGCCGAGGGAGACGAGGCGGCGGGGTGGTTGTGGAAGCCGGGGAGTGGAGAGGAAACCGGGACTGATCTTCTTAATGGGTGGGATTTTACCAGCGGATGGGCACCAAGTAACGTAGCGGTAAGTATTGATAGTGCTAATTCTTTTTCGTCTTCGGATGTTACATATTCAAGAGGTATTTACGTATTGGCATCAATATTGGGTACCGGAGATCTTGGAAAGTTATTCAAGCTTGCGCTTGCAGGGAGTACAACTGCGGCTCCTATTGTCACATGCACAACAGATTCCGGATCTGTTTTTTTAACTGGTTTTGGCTCTGCGTATAAAACTCATAGTCACGATGGGGCTTTCCCATATTTAAGAATAACCAAGGATGGTTCGGCTACTATTACAACTTTACAGTTCCAACAAGTAACGGCCCCCAGCTCAAACGGTGTCCTAATCACCTCCACCAAAGCCGGTTCAATCCAAAACTTCACCACCGTAGATGGCGATTTTGACTACAACGCCGCGACCTACGATGTGACAATCTACGAGGACCGGGGCGGGTACTCGGGGGTTACGCTTTCGGGGGTTTCAACCTCCCCCACAATGGCAACTTTTACGGCGGCGATGCGGTTGAGCCTGGTAGACGGCACAGCGTTCGTCGATTCTGCCACATCGTTGCTCGCTGGCTTTCGGGACGGGAATTACAAGATAACGTTAACCGATGCCGAAGGCGACACGGCGATAGGGTGGATGTCGGCGGCGGGAAGCGGGGAGGTGTTGGGGGCTGAGAAAATATTGAACGCAGATTTTTCTTCGTGGGCCGGGGATAACCCCGTTTCTTGGGATGTTCATGGGGAAACCGGGACTAACTACATCACTGAAAATTCTGGATGCCAAATTGTTTCCGATGGCTCTTGGGTTTATATGGATCAATCTCTAGGGACTTTTACGGTTGGAACACTTCTAAAGACCACAATGGTAATATCTGCCGAAGTATTGGGAAAGATACAATATAAAGTTGCGCGTTGTGGATCTCAATTAGATTATGCACAACCGAGCGGTGTAGGTGCGCATAGTGTATATGGCACGATTGATGAAGGGTTAAGTACAAGCGTGCTGATTGGTAGGGTGGGGGTTTGTAACGTTACAACTACAGGCATGTCAATAAAGCAAGTCACAGCCCCCAGTACAAAAGGCGTTCTAATCACCTCAACCAAAGCCGGAAGCATTCAAAATTTCACCACCGTAGATGCCAATTTTGACTACAATGCCGCGAGTTACACCGTGACAGTTTCGACTGAGTAAAACCGAGGCCGGATCAAGCTCCCGTGCGTAAGTTTGCGGCTCCCGCACGGATGTCGAGCCCGACCCGGCCAGATTGAATAACATATAATAACGGGATTTGGAAAAATCTTAATAAAATATCGGAGGATATAAAACAATGAATAGAGAAGAATTAGAAGCAAAAGCCAAAGAGCTAGGTATAACATTTGACGACAAAGCTACAGATGAAGACCTAGGAAAGGCAATTAAGGATAAAGAAGTTAAAGACCCTACTGAAAGACTCTCTTATCTGGAAGAAGAATTGAGAAAAGTGATTAAGCAAAGGGATTCTCTTAAGACTGATAAAAGAACTGTATCAGCTAAACTTAAAACTTTTGAAGAAAAGATCTCAGCTTTACCTGATTCAGATAAGATAGAAGAGATGATGACTGAACTTAAGGGCTTAAGGACATTTAAGACTACTACTGAAGAAGAGGTAGAAAAGAAAAGATTGGAGAACATGGATGAGCATGATAGAAAAATAGCTCAACTAAAAAAGACTGGTGATGAAGAAAAAAAGACTCTGAAAGACCAGATGGAAGAGTTGATGGGTAAAATGAACGAGAAGGACACTGCTTTGGAAGAAGCTAAGTCTCGTATTGCAAGTTTAAGAGTATCTGAACTTGAAAAGGGGATTCTAGAACATGCTTCTAAGTATAAAGCTATTAAACCTGGACAGATAGCACGATTACTCAAAGATGATTTCCAGTACGATGATACTACGGGAAAGTATGTATCTTTTACCAGAGACGGGAAAGGCAAGATCGTTGATGAGCTTTCTATTGAAGAAAAGGTTAAAGTATTTTTAGAAGATCCTGATAATGACAATTTAGTAGAAGGAAATGTAGTTCCAGGTACTTCACATAAGGATAGTAGCACAACTACTACTACTACTACTAAATCTGGAAGTAAGTATAATCCTAATAATGAAGATATTAAGATGTTAGCTGAAGAGAAAGGTTTAAAAGTTGAGGATTATATTTATACATTAGAACTTAGAGACACTAAGTTAAATAAAAAGTAATATAACCAATTTAAGGGGGTTATAAGATATGGCAGAAATTAGGTATGGTCATAGGGAAGGGCCTGGAAAAGGGCGAGAGTATCCTGTATTAGCAAATTCTTATTTCCATCGAAGAGGTGGAAAATTTGTTTACCTAAATGCAGCTGGTGCAGCTTCTTTATGTGCAACAGATATAGGAAAGGTTTTTGGGTGGCTAGAGTCCCCTAAGGATGCATCAGGTTACAATTCTTGGAAGAGTACATCCGGGGATAAGTGTTTTATTGTTTATGGTGCTGATGACGTGTATGAGCTTCCTGCTCTAGAAACGTCAGCTAGTATTGCAGCATCTTGGTGTGGTATGGGTGCGGCTCTTGAAACAACGGGGTCTACTTATACTATGATACAAGGTGCAAGAGTTGGTGGTGGAGTTGCTTCACCCCTATCAGTTATAGATGTAGATACTACAAATAAAACTGTGTTTGTAAAAATTAGGCCTAGTGCAAAACAGGCCGCATAAGGATAGGGGGTAATAAATTATGGCAGGTGTAAATTATTGCACCGCTAACTAGTAATAGTTAGGCAATAACGAAGTGAATTCAGGGAAACCTAAGTTGATAAAATTTCAATATGGCAATCCTGAGCGAAGCTAATTAGAAATAATTAGAACGTGCAGAGACTAATAGTGACCCCTAACAGGTAATGCTGAGGGAGATAAACTAACACGAGCGCTTCGCATCCTAATGGGATGAAGAGATAGTCCGATTCTTAAAGGAAACTTTAAGGTGGTATAATTAAAAAAGCCACATAAGACTTGAAAAAGATCAGCTTTCACTGAAGCAATGAAAAAGGATAGTTATACTTATTTTTGGGAAAACTATCCTTTAACCTCTCCTGTATCTCAGGAGTTATTTGATGTAGTCCCTTCGGACGCAGCCTACGAACAATTTTCCTCAGCTATTGGACTTGGAGAGTTACTTGAAAAGCCTGAAGGCGAGGATATGCAAACAGATGCTCCTATGGAAAGTTATACCATAGTCTGTAGAAATAGGACTTTTGGTAGGACTGTAAGATTTTCCTATGAGTCTGTTAAAGATACAAAGAAGATGACTAATCTTTTAATGGACACTGTTGGTACTTGGGGTAAAATGGTTCCTGTTACTAAGGAAAAGTGGTATGCAAAGTTCTTTATTTATGGAGCTTATACCGCTGGATATGATTCAATATTCGACAACTCTATTACAGGTGTTGTGACTGATAGCTCTGGGGATGTAATCTATGATGGACAACCTTTCTTCGATACTGCTCATGAGGATAAGGTTGGAGGTTCCTATAGTAATTACTCAGCTTCAAATTCGCTTACTCACACTAATTTGAAGACTATTTTCAATACCTATACTAATACTAATAATAGAGATGAAAGGGGAGAGATCTTTGATCTTCAACCTGACGTCTTGTTAATCCCACCTGCACTTAGGTTTACTGCACAGGAGATATTACAAAGTACGCTTATCCCATCCAGTATGGATAATACTACAAACGTACTTGAAACTATAGTTTCCCCGATGGTGTGGAGTTATCTTACCGATACCGATGGTTGGTTCCTTGGTAAGAAAAAGATGGGCCTCATGGCAACTGACCGAGAAGACGTCACTCTTGATTTTTGGCAGGACGAAACGTCCCTCGATTATTTTTCTTCTATTTATTCTCGTTGGGGTGGATGCGTTAATAATTGGAGATACTGGTATGCAAATTCTATCTCAAGTTCATAAACTTATGTACTTTTTACTTGACTTTTAAGTAAAAGTATGTTAATCTAATTCTAGATCCTTAAGTGGGGGATACGTTTAATGTCCCCCACTTAAAATACTAGGTCTAGGAGAAAATATATGGGCTTTTTAGGAAAACCAGATGGACTTTTTAAATTAGAGGATTCAGATAATAATATTGGTTCCTACATTGGTATAAATGATGTATGCAAAATATTAAATGTTGCTGAAAATGATTTATCTGATATAAAATTTAAAAATGTATATGGCTGTTCAGCAATAGACGAATTAGAGCTTAGTACTCGTTGGCATAAAGGCCTTATCCCTAATGCTCCTAATGTAAGAGTTAATGGAGCTAAATCTAGCTTAGATGAATTTATATTAATAAGTTTAATAAAGTTAGTTTACCCTTCAGCTAATATTGAGCATCAGGTAAAATGGGGTAGAAAAAAGATTGATTTGAGGTTAAATGTACTTGGTGAAGATAAATTTATAGAATTCTGTGGACCCTCACATTTTATACAATCAAGGTATGGTATTCCAGAGAATCCTTTTAAAAGAAAATATCAAATAGAAAAGGATTTTGGGGTTGAGTGTATTATTTGGCCTTATTGGATTCCGAGATGTGAAAGTAATCTAAGAGCTATTTTTGAAAAAGATGTTTATGGCAAAGGTGCTATATGGAGTGCCAACATACATTTTTCTCAGTTTGTTTTTGACAACTCTGCTGAAATAATTAAAGATTTATCCTTTAGATTTATAAAAAACTCTGAATGTTATGGATCATTTTATGAAAAGGGTGTTGATGGGGTAAATAAACCAGAGCACTTTATAGTAGAAAAAATAAAGGCTGGTAAAAAGAAAAAGGATATTCTCCTTCCAAAAGGATTTATTAAAGAGGAAAATTGGGTTCCAAACGCAATTATTTAAAGAAATATACTTACGATAAACAAAGAACACCATACGAAACTATCCTAGAATTATTTTTACAGAGGGGCTATACCCTCTTATCTACAGACTACTCTAACAATAAACTAAATCTAGATTATATTTGCCCTAAAGGGCATAAAGGAAATATCTCCTGGAATAGTTGGACTAGTGGTAGAGGATGTAGAGAATGTGGCCATGAAAGAACAGTTGAAGCTCTTAAATTATCATATGGAGAAGTAAAAGCTCTATTTGAGAAAGAAGATTACAAGTTAATAACTAAGAAGTACAGAAACAATAAGCAAAAACTAGAATATATATGCCCCAACGGTCACAGGGGGTGTATGAGATTGGATAATTTTATGTCAGGCGCAAGATGTGGTAAATGCCATACCTCTAAAGCAGAACTAGAGGTACTGGATTTTGTATCTAAATATTTTAAAGATACAATATCCAGAGATAGAGAAATAATAAAACCTTATGAACTAGATATAGTTGTTCCCTCTAAGAAAATAGCTATAGAATATAACGGCCTTTATTGGCATAACGATAGAAGAAAGAAAAAAGGTTATCATCTTAACAAGTTAACTATGTGTGAAGAAGCTGGTTATACTCTTATAACCATTTTTGAGGATGAGTTCAAGTTTAAAAAAGAAATAGTGTTATCAAGACTTAAAAATATCCTTGGGGTTTCAGATGGGGAAAAGATAGGTGCCAGAAAATGTTTAATAAGAGAGATTGACACTAAACTCAAAAACAGATTCCTGAATAAGCATCATATCCAGGGTGCTGATAGAGCTAAAATAAAACTGGGGGCTTTCTATGATGATAAGCTAGTCTCAGTAATGACCTTTTCTGCACCTAGTGTTTCAAAAGGAGCTAAAAGAATTAGTTCTGGAGATTATGAACTAAGTAGATTCTGTTCAGATTACAAATTAAGTATAGTTGGAATAGCATCTAAGTTGTTCAAATACTTCGTAAAAAACTATGATTTTAACTTCATTTTTACCTATAGTGATAGGCACTGGAGTACTGGGAATCTGTATAAAAATCTGGGGTTTGAACATATTTCTACCTCAGTACCTAATTACTGGTATATAGTAGAAGAGAAAAGAGTTCACAGATATAACTTTAGAAAAGATAGATTAAAGAAAATGCTGATGTATGACAAGGACTTAACTGAAATAGCAATTATGAAAAAGTCTGGTTTTACCAGAATATTTGATTGTGGAAATATGAAATGGGGTTATCAAAATGCCTAAAACACTATCAACTCGTACAACCACTAAAATAAATGCGGATAGATATGTTCGTGAAGGCGATGATTTATACCCAGATCGTAGTGCTACTAATGGAGAGATTGTTACAGGTACCCTAGTAAGACGAGTCTCTAATGATGATATTCCTAGAACTACACATGATATGTCAGAGTTATATAAGTGGAAAATGGGTGATGAGATTTATGGAACTGAAGCCCAAGACTCTCCTTTCGTACAAGGTTATGTAAGAGATATTGAAGAGGCTTATGGTAGAGAGAGTGATTACTACAATGGTAATATCATCTTTGTTAATACCATGAAGCCCGTTGGAAATCAACTTAAAGAGATTAAACGGAGACGTAAGTAAATGAAGTTATATGATGTAGATGGAGATCATGAGTTTGAGTTTTTTGATGATAATTATATAACTGTGTCATTGTCTCTCTCAATATCATCTGAAGGTATCTACGCTACAGACAAAGTTTCAGTATGTAATTTTTTCCCATTTTTAGATAAAGATCACATACTCCCTACTTTATACAATATAGGGGATATGTTTTTTACAGGTATAGGACTTGAGGAGTTTACTCCTGGAATAGATAAAAAGTATGATAGGCTCTATCTCTTCATTCAAATTCATTGTAATGGCAAGTACCATAGTCATACATTTACTAAACAATGTATTAATAAATCTTTTATTATGGAAACTCTACAAATGTGGGGGTCTGAATTAGATGATGAAAGAGATGATATAATTAAAGGCATAAAAGAAACATTTGAATTAAACTAAGCGGAGGCTTAACATATGGAATGTAAGATCTGTAAAAAAGAATTTAAGAATTTAGGTGCTCATGTAAGAGGATCACATCAAATGGGTATGGAAGAATATGAAGTATTTGAACCAGAAGCAGAGGATCTATTTAGTGGTGATGCACCAGTAGCTGAAACAGTTACCCCTGAAGAGATAACAGAAAGAATCTTTGATGATGAAACAGAAAAAGTAAAGCAAAGTTTACAAGACTTTTTGGAAGAGTTTCATGTTACAGAAAAAGAATTAAGGTCAGTAGTTACTCAGTATTTAGGTGGGGAGAGTATTACAATGACTCAATCTGTGACTAAGAAGCTAACCGCAGGGAAATTAACTGCTGAGAGTTACTTAGGTAAGGACAATGTAAATGTAACAGATCTTTATGTTGCAGAAGCTTTATCTAAGGATTATGGTTATAAGGTTTTGGAAGTAAGATCTGGACCGCCCAAGACTTGGGTGTTAAAGCGATAGGCACATCTAAATTTTAGATGTTTAAATGTTAACAAGGGATTCTCACGGCATCCGGTGAGGAACCCGCTATCTTTTCCCATAGAAATAGCGGAACCCTTATAAGGAGTTGATATTATGGGAACAAGTCATTTTCAGAG